AATGTGCAACAAGCAGATGAAGATTTACGAAAAGATATGATTCTTACAGAAGCAGGTCTTGAAGTAACTCTTCCTGAAACACATGCGTTGATTAACTTGGAGGGTGTGTAGAATGAGAAGTGATATATTAAATGCAAATAGTAATGCGTATGCATTGGCATCAGGTGAAAATTTAGTAAAAATTAAATCTAAATCTGTTCGCCATGGTGACGCAGCTGCTACAATTGCTTCAGGTGCTATATCGGTACCAGCAGGTTCAATTATTACAAGGTTAACTTGTATTGTTGAAGAAGCTCTTGCTCAAGCAAGTGGTAATGTAGGAGTTAGCGCAGGTACAGCAGCAGCAGGAACTCAGTTTACTGGAACTCTTGATGCTGATTCATTAGAAGCAAGCTCTACATCTGTAGCCGCTGGAATCGGAACATCAACAGATGATGTTTTGACAGCAGGTTTGGGTGGAACTGCTATAATGGGGCCTTTAGCTGCTGCATACAGAGCAGCAGATACTGACGTACATTTTACTGCAACTTCAAGTGGTGGTAATTTTACTGCAGACACAGGTGTCTTGCGATTTATCGTAGAGTATATAGAGCTTGACGATTCATACGTTTCGTAAACCAAAGCAATAAGGTTTAATAGTTTTGTAGAACTATGGGGTAAGTCGTATAAAGGGCTTACCCCCAATCTACTAAGAATTTTATAACATTTAACAGGAGAAAATATGGCAGCATATGGTGATTCAAATACCAAAGTAAAAACTTTTATTCACGATGCAAATGAAGGAGCTCAAGACGGAAGTACAGGTACTATAGCAAGAGATGTTCAAGATTATATTGCAGCATTAGACGATGCAAATAATATTGTTGTTTCTGTTAGTCATTGTTCTTTACGTGGAGACAAAATACTTACAATGGTTGTGGCTATGAACTATAATATACCAACCTCATAATGGCTAAGAAAAAAGGATTATGGGCGAATATACACGCTAAACGTAAGCGTGGGGAAAAACCTGCTAGGCCTGGTGAAGAAGGATATCCTAAGACACTTGACATTAAAAAGTATAAAAAAGGTGGACCTGTTAAGGGTTCTGTTGCTGATTTAAAACAAATAGCAAAAGAATTAGTTAAAGCATCAAAGATGCACAAAGGTCAATCTGAAAGAGTATTAAAGCATGCTGAGTCAATGAAAATGGAAGATGGTGGAAAAATGTACGGACCATCACATAACAATGGAGGCATTGATATTAATGTGGAAGGTGGAGAGTATGTAATTAAAGAAAAGTCAGTCAATCCTAAGACGGAGGCTGTTTTGGAATATATCAATGAATATGGTAAATTACCAGTGCAAGATGCACGTAAAAGGGGGAAGAAATAATGCCAAAAGTAGGAAAAGGAAACAAAGCAGTAAATTATCCATATTCTGAAAAAGGAATTAAGGATGCTATGGCTCACGCAAAAAGAACAGGCGAGTCTGTAGAAATGGAAAGTGGAGGAATGATACCTCAGTATGGACATGGTGGAATGGTTAAACCTATGATGCCAATGTATGGACACGGTGGAATGGTTAAGCCAATGATGCCAATGTATAAACATGGTGGGAAAGTAATGCCTAAATATGCAGGTGGCGGAATGGTTATGAGTCCAGCTCAAAAAATAGCAATGGCTAGTAGAATTGCTAAAATGATGCATGGTGGAAAAGTTAAGAAAAAAGGTAAATAATGGTAAAAAAAGATAATTATCCAACATATGATGCGGGTGGGCGAGTTAAAAAAATTGCTAATAAAGATTTAAAATATAGTGGACATAACCCAGGTTATCAAAAATATTTAGATAAACAAGATTTTGGAACAGCATTTTCACTTGCAGAAAAAAGATATGACAAATTTAAATGGCGTGGAAAAGTTTATACTACAGAAACTAAAGACCAAAAAAAGAAGAAGTGATGCTAAGAAAAATATTTATATACGATGACAACACAGGAAAGGTTGTTGAAGCCAATCAAGCACCATCAAAACGTAATAATACAAAAGACCATGTTAACATGAGAACAACGTGGAGCTCTCAAACAAAAGTTGAATTTAGTCAAACAACAATTGACCAAGATATTGCTGATAGGAATGCTAGATAATGGCAACATTAAGCGCACAAATACAAGCATTAGCTGGAACTAATATAACTGAAACAGAATTAGACCAATGGTGTGAAGATGGAGTAAGAGAGCTTGTCAACATGTTTCCTCAAGAACTAAAAAATATGTGTTATACTAAAAACACATTTACTTCTGCCGCTGCAGGTTCCGAAGCAGAAACTATAGCTTCAAAACATATTGGAAGTGTTTATGCTGGAACTGTAAAATGTAGAGAAATAGACCCTAAAGATAAATATAAAGCAGCTGACTCAAGTAGTATGCATTTTGCAACTGCAACTGACCCCGTATATTATGTCGAAGGTGGTAAGCTAAATATTCTTCCAGCATCATCATCTGGCATATATTATTTAATTGCAGACCCGTCAATAAATGCGGATGGAGTAAGTGCTATAGATAATTTTCCAAACGAAGCTGAATATCTTGTTGTTATGTACGCTGCAATAAAAAACCTAGAGCATTTATCTGTAGATGAAGAGGACCCTGAATTATATTTACCTATAATACAAAATTTAAAACAAGATTATGCTCAAGGTATTCAGGCACTAGGGCTTGTGCAAGCTCAACCTCAACAAGGAGCTGGATAATGACAGTTAAAAATATAATAGAACAAATAGAACAACTTTTTGGGCAACAATCAGAAAAATTAATGTTACAATTGCTTAATGATGCTTTAACCGAAATTAGCGGAGAGGTTCAGCATTACACAAGAACATCTAAAACAGATTTAGTTACACATCAAAGATGGTACGAATTAGATAATAAAATGATAGATATTGTTAGAGTTGAGATAAAAGATTCAAATGACAGATATGTTATGATACCAAAGCTAGCAGACCCTCATAAACTATTAAGAGGTGATACAGACGAAACAGCGGAGTCTTTAACTTAATGGCAACAGATAAAAGAACATATCCAAATTCATATTTTTCATGGTATAATGATGATGACAGGTTGGCAATTTTGTGCGAACAAACATCATCTTCTTCAGGAGAAAAAACAAGAGAAAGATACGACTCCTATCAAGGAAGCTCTGTAAGTAACGGAATAAGAATTACATATCATTCTAAGTACGAAACAGCATCAGCAGTAACAGAAGACTTAAAATCAGACTTAGGAGTTGATTCAGGTCTTCATAAATATGTTTTAGACTATATAAAATGCAGAATGTATGAAAATATAGGAAATCTTCAGAATGCTCAGTATCATATGCAAATGTATCAAAGAGGAATTAAAAGGTGGCCACATAGAAAATCTGGAGTAAGGTTTCTATCTGTGCCAAAAATATAGGAGCAGTAAATGGCAACAAATTGGGTTGACGAAGTATTATCAGGAGCTACATCAACAGGAAGTAAAACTATTAGTTTGGCTAATGACCAGGCTTTATCTGTTGCAAATACAAGCTCTGAAAATTTATTCACAGTAACATCAGACACATCAAATGGTGGCTTTACATCAATATTAGGAATTGAGGGCCAAGAAGCTATTTTATTTTTAGGGGCAGACAATGCAGACGATGCAGGAGATGTGTGGCAGATACAAGCAGATGCTTCAGGAAATTTAAAGATTGGAAATAGAACAGTTGGCACAGGAAGTCCAGAAAGAGGCAATACTATAGTAGATGCAATAACTATTGATTCAAGCAGAAATATAAGTGTTGGTGTTGATGATACAGGCTATGATGTAAAGTTCTTTGGAGCAACATCTGGTCAATATATGTTATGGGACGAGAGTGCTGATGAATTAGTCTTGACAGGAGATAGTAAATTATCTTTCCATGATGCTGCTGGTGGGGAAAATATTATAGCAACATCAGATGGACATTTAGAAATAAATGCAGGAACAACTTTAGATATAACAGCCCCAACAGTAGATGTGAATGTTGCAACTGAATTAAATATTGATGGAAATGTAGATTTAAATGGAGCACTTGATGTTTCTGGAGCACTAACAGGAACCGCACTAACTGTTGACAATGTTATTGTTAATGGTACCACTATAGGGCACACAGATGATACAGACTTATTAACTGTGGCTGATGGAAGTTTGACTATTGCAGGAGATTTAATTGTTGCGGGAGGAGTTACAAGCGGAACTTCTTCTTCTGTTCACTCAATTCATGTTAGTGATGGGAGCACATCTTCTATGAACATGGGAAATGAAGCAGAAATCGTTATTACTGACGATGGGATTCCAAGAATTTATTTTGAAGATACTGGTGAAGGCACTAACGATAAGCTTATGGCAATTGCAAACTATCATGAAAATTTTGTCGTACAGTCTCTTGTTGACGATGGAGAGTCTTATGACACTGAAAGCATATTGGTATGTAATAGAGATGGAAGAGTTGGCATTGGAACAAGAACATTTGATAGTAGTGCTGTTAATTATCTAACTATATTAAATGGAACTGAGCCAAGCGCACATACTGACAATCAAATATATATTGGGTCAAAAGATTCTGCTGGAACTGGGACAGACACCTCAGCTACATTAGCATTATTTTGTGAGGAAAATGTTGATGCGACAGCAATGGCATCAGACCCTTCAAGTACATTTACACACAGATTTCCAATCTGGATAAACGGAACAGCCTACTGGATTGCATTAGACCCAGTATAATAAGGAGAAAAAATGGCAGAAAAAATAGACGATAGATTAAAAGATGAGGTTAAATCTTATAATGTATTAAATACAAAAAAGTCTCAAATGGAAAAAGAGCTTGGGGCAATTAATCAAGAAATGCTTAAAATACTTGGTAAAGTTGAATTATTGCAAGATATGAATAAGCCAGAAGAAAAAAAGAAAAAATAATGGATATTTTAAAAACTATGGGAGTTGGGCTGACAGGAATGGGAATTACATGGATTGAATGGTTGCCTGTAGTAATTAGAATAGCTGTTGGAATAGCTTCGCTTGTGTATTTGTTTATTAAAATACACAATGAATTAAAAAAATAGGATTTTATGAATAAAGATAAAGGCGTTGTAAAACGTGTATTCGTAACGCCAGATAAACATTTTCCACTACACGATAAGAAAGCAATAAACGTAGTGAAGAAAGCAATAGAAATAGTAAAGCCTGATGTCTATGTAGACTTGGGTGATGTAGGTGAGTGGCATGGTTGCTCTCATTGGCAATGGAAGAAGAAAAAAAGGCCACCCCTAGAGTATCAGTTACCTTTTATAGAAAAAGACGTTAAAGACGTAAATAAGGGCATGGATTTAATTGATGAGTCTTTGGATAAGGCTAACTGCAAAGAAAAATACATGATTGAGGGTAATCATGACGATTGGATGAATCGATTTGTAGATGAAAACCCTTACTTAACTAAATATAGGTTTGAAGAATGCGTAAAATTAAAAGAAAGAGGATACAATTATTACCAAGCAGGAAAGTATCTCAAGATTGGCAAACTACACTTTTACCATGGCCATCACTTTGCGGGAGTTCAACATACAAGAAATCATCTAATACGTCTTGGAACCAATGTAATGTATGGTCATCATCACGACATACAGCAGAGTTCAGTGACTCATATGGATGGTCAGAAGTCAGCTTGGAGCATTGGATGCCTAAAAGATATGAGAGATGAGCAAAATACGTGGCTTGGTGGAAGACCTATTAATTGGTCGCATGCATTTGCAATTGTGGATTTTTTCTCAAAAGGACAATTTACTGTACATGTGATACAGATAATAGATGGAAGGACCTCATTATGGGGTGAATTGATTGATGGAAAATAAATATGAACGAAGAGGAATTACAGAAACAAGCAGAAGGATTCTTAGGAAACTGGGTATGGTTATTTGTATCTGGAGTTGCTCTTTTATTATTTAAGTCAACGATAGAATCGGTTGTTGAATCGATAAAAATTTTTGCAGGTAA